AGTGAGAAGCTGGAGGTGGAAGGCGTACGTTTCGTGAATGGGACGTACGCTTACACCCTTGCCCGCAGCGGTGGTGCGAACAAGAAGTTCCAGAAGCTCTTTGAGCGACTGGCCCGTCCGCACCGAAGGCAGATGGACAATGGAACGCTCGACCCGGTGGTGGCCGAACGCCTCATGCGTGAGGTCTACGCCAAAACGGTCGTCCTGAAGTGGGAAACGCTCCAGAACGACGAGTGGGTCAGCGGGATCGAGCTGGAAGACGGCTCGATTGTTCCGGCGACGACTGACGTTCTCGTAAGCGTGTTTACGGACCTTCCTGACCTGTTTGCTCAGATCATGGAAGACGCCAAGAGCACGGCCTACTTCCGTCAGGCGGGCATGGAGGAAGACGCGGGAAACTGATCGAGTTCCTGCGATACCAGCTTGAGCAGGGACGTTACGAGCAGAAGATCATCGAGACGTGCGAGCGGACGGGCGAGCCTCTTCCCGAGAAGATACTCAACCGTCCGGCTCTGCTGCCCGGTCTCGATTTCTATCTGTCTGCTTGGCGCGAGCTGGGCTATGATAGGCCGGTGGGGTTTGGCGTCGGTCCGATCCCCTCGGCCTCTTTTCGTTCGTATGCCCGCGATCTGGGGATGGACGACGATGAAGCGGAGCGATTCCAGTTCATTGTTCGAGAGATGGACAACTTCTTTGTTGAACACGCGAACAAAAAGGACAAGTAATGACGCCCGCTCAGTTCTCAAAGAGGATGAAAAAGCTGGCTGCTCAAATGGACGTGGCGGCTAAGTTTGTGATTGTCCGTGCTGCGCAGACGACCGGCACGTCCCTCATTCTAAACACTCCGATCAACACGGGTGCGGCTAAGTCGAACTGGCAAGTGTCCTCGCGTCCGAAAGCCAGTACCCGTCGAGCTTACGCGAAGGGGAACTTGCGTCCCAGTAATGGTCCCATTGTGGATACCACGGCGGCGAATGAGTCGGCGGCCATTTCAGCACTGGCTCAGGCTATTGCCGCCCGGTCCAGCAAGAGCCGAAAAATCCACATCACCAACAACCTGAAGTATGTTTCGAGGCTGGATGCGTACTATCCGCCCCCCAATGGGGAGAACATCAGGAAGGACGAATACAGTAGCGGTTTCGTTGCGAGGGCTGTTCAGGAAGGCGTTCTGACTATTCGAGACGTCAACGTCATTAAGCAGGCACTTTCGACGGCAGGCGTTCGGATGGAAAGCGTTGGCGCGATCATTTCGAGGAGTCAGTAATGCCCCAGGAACGCGTAGAGGTCATCTTTGTTGCTAAGGGCCAACGTCAGGTCGAGCGAAGCATTGTTCAGATGGCGAAGGCTGCGGAGAGTCTTCAAAAGTCTGCGGAAAAGGCAGCGGATGCCATTTCCAAAATGGGTTCGTCGAGAGGCGGAACCGACAAGATCAGCAATGGTGCGCAGAGGGCCAGTCGTGACGTGTCAAAGCTGGGCAAGGACGCTCAGAAGACTGCTGGGCGTGTCAATTCTCTATGGAAATCACTCATCGTTCCCGCTGCCACGGGAGCGTCGATTCGGGAAACCGGGCGGGCGGTGAACTCTTTGGTGGGGAGGTTTGCGGCTTTTTATACAGGGCGTGTGCTCATCGGCATTTCCGATGAATTTGCCCGTCTCAACAACGTCCTGAGTGGTTTCGGCGTTGCCTCTGGTGAGATCGACAAGGTTCGCAAGAGCATTAACGCGGTGGCGAACGCTGCTCGCGTCGATGCAGTCCAGGCCGCAACTTTGTTTGGGAGATTGCGGCAGGCGACACAGGGCTTAGGTCTCAGCAGTAATGAGCTTGTGCAGATCGTAGGTACGGTCAACAAGGCGTTGCGTCTTGGTGGTGCATCATCTTTGGAAGCGAGTCAGTCGATTCGTCAGTTGTCACAGGCATTCAACAAGGGCAAGCTGGATGGTGACGAATTCCGTTCTGTGATGGAGAACGCGCCGATTCTACAAGACCTCCTGACCCAAAAACTCGGCGTCACGAAGGATGCTCTATTCGACCTTGCGGCACAGGGTAAAATTACGGCGACCGACCTGGTTGGTGCGTTCCAGCAGGGCGCGGATGCCATCGACAAGGCTTATGGGGATCGGATCGACAGTATCGGTGACGCACTGACGTTCCTGAAGAATGAGTTCCGGGAGGCGTTTGGTGCGCAGGTAAGTGGTCCTGCGAAGATTATAGTAAGTGCCATAGTTTCCATTGCCGAGAACATGGACAGGTTAATTCAGGCGGTATCTATATTCGCCAGCATAAAGGTATTCGAGGCAGCGATAGCGGGGGCCACTCGCCTGCTCAGTGTAGTAAAAGCAATTAACATCCAGGCAGCAACTGGTGCGCTTGCTGGCTTGCTGGGAGGCGGGAAGGGCCGCGCGGCTACGACGTCCACTTCGGCTAGCTATATGGCTCAGACCAATTCCATGATGTCAGCCACCAGCAAGGCGTCCGGCGGGCTGATGTCGGGCGGGATGATGGCCATGATGGGAGGTGCAGCAAAGGGCATCGGTCGAGCAATCCCTTATGTGGGCTGGGCGTTGATAATAATGAACGTGATCCCCGTGGTGTGGGATCTGATTAAGTCAATAACGGGTCTTGGAGATGCGTCAAAGAAGGTTGAGACTGATCTCGATAGGCTGAACAAATATGTCCAGAACCAGTTCCTGGCTGGCAGAGGTGACCCGTCGAAGGCACTCCCTGAAGTAACTCTAAAGCAGGCGTTTGAAGCGGTTAAGGTAAGAGATCCGGGTCTTTATAAAAAGAGCAGAACGCCTGAACGCGAAAGATATAACGAGATACCAAGCGGGGAGGGTGTTCCGTTTGAGAAAGTTCTAAACGCGACCGGCCTGGCCGCACAACGCGCGGAGAAGGAAGTCGCCAGAATGGCAGAGGAGATTCAGAAGAACGTGAAGCTGGGGAAGGACTCTCTGGTGGGCTTTTCCGAAGACGTGATCAGAACGGGTGCTAATGACTTGGAAGTGCTATTCAAGCTGTTGGACGCTGCGAGAGATTTGGGGGGTATGGTGGGGCCACAGCCCAAAGACTTTTATGCGGCCAGGTTGCAGGGGATGGTCGAAAGGGAACTTAATGTCCAGGCTCCCGATATTGGAAAGCTAGATATCACTCCTAGCGAGCTCATCCCTATGTCTGGCGGTGAGCTGGCAAAGCTGATAGGTCTGTTCAGGGAGTATCGGGACGCCATCCCACTTACCGAGCAAGAGAAGATGGGCGACTCGTTCAATCGGGCCCAAAACCAGGCTGCCAAGTACAGGAAGCGTCTTGATCTGCTCAATGACACCAGCAAGAAGTTCAAAGGGACCACTGAGGACTTGGCGAATGCAAAGGCGTACCTTGAAGAGAACATCAGGAAGCTGGAAGACCCGCTGACTCAGGAGAATAGAAACTTGGCGGATCAGTTGAGTCTTCTCCGCCAGTTAGCGCCATTTACGATGTTTGGTGAGTTTCCTAACGAGCAAGTGGTGTACGAACCAACTTCGTTCCAGTCGTTTACCGATGAGCAGAAGGTCGCATTGGCCGATCAGAATACGCTCATGCAGTTTGGTCTCACATTGAGGACTAAGGGCCTGGAGGCGGCGAAGAAGGAACTTGACACTAACATCAGGCTGAGAAAGGAAATCGAAGACAGGACGGCTCCTCTCCGGGCATCCGCGAAGGCTAGTGCGGATTCCGCTGCCGCAGAAGCTAACAGGTTGCAGATAATACGGAATATTCGTGCCGAGACGGAAGCTATTGGCAAGACTCTACAACAGCAACAGGCTTTGTTGTTTGTTGGGACGAAAGAGCAGGATGAGTACCAACGCGCGATAGGTGAACTTAATCAGACCCGGCGAAGGGATTTTGTGACAAGCCGCCTGGACGAACTAAAGTCTACGATTGTGGAACTGGAGCAACTCCAGACGAAGGCACAGCAAGCTGGACTGCCTGCTGAGGATCAGAAGGTCATAGGCAATATAGTTGACAAGTTGAAGTCCGAGGTTGCCGGACTTGGTCCTGCAATCGCTCAGGTTGGGGGTGAAGCAGCCAGACCTCTTCTCGAAGAGACCGCTACCTTCTTAAAAGGGAAGGCTGGCGAGGTTGGAACCGCTCTGGGCACTGCTCTGGCCAGAGCCTTTGATGCTGCTGTTAAGTCTGGGAAAGTTCCGCTTTCGTTATCCGCCACAGAGGCTGCGGGGGGCGCACCCGGTAGTGTCGGGACATTTTCCACCGCTGATCCAACGGAAGACATCAGCAGGTTAAGGAATGGACTCAGCGATGTAAGAAGTGAGATTCAACAACTCAAAGGTGAATTTGATGGGTTTGGTTCACTTGTTGGTACGCAGCTCAAAAAGGCAGGCAGTGCAGCCCAGAGCACAGCCAACGAAATCCAGAACTTCTTCGAGAGTGCCTTCGGCACACTGGAAGATGCCCTCGTTGAGTTCGTGACGACTGGCGAGTTCGACTTCAAGAAGTTCATCAACGCGATCATCGCTGACCTTGCACGTCTTGTGATCCGAATGCTGATCATCAAGCCGCTGATGAACTTCTTCGGCGGACTCTTCGGGTTCGGATTTGCCCACGGCG